GGAGTCAACAGATGGCACCAGAACATATCGATACTTGATGGACCCCACGTTGACAACGTATGATGATCGTTTACAATTTCCCCTGATGACTCGATCATCTTTCCCCCGATGAGGCGACACGCGAACGTATGATAACCTCCTCGGGAATCGGATGAAGGTCAGGGGTTCATGGATGAGTAGCACACACGCAAGATGGAGGCATCATGGCGCGACGAGGGAGACGAGCTCGGGCTAAGGACACGCAAGCCACCACCGAGCCTAAGAAAGTAACGCTCACCGAGGGTGAGCTCATCGTTGTCGAGTATAACGACGCGATCCTCACGGCTGACCAGATAGGCAAGCGCGTCAAGGTCACGTATAACGGTAAATGGCATTACCCCATCGGTCGGTTCTATGCCTTTCTAAACCCTGAGGGCATCCTCGAGGTTATACCTGGCCTTGTCCTGAAACCCCCGCAGTACCCCGCGGGTCGTCGCGCCCCCGGCGTCAAACCTTGGGGCATGAAGATCGGTTCTGACTCACCCACTCGCACTTCGTCGCCGACAAGATCATCAAAACCGATCGAGGGGTCAGTTGAGGATATCCTCAAGCTGCTCATGGCGGCAACCGACAAAGGTGAGAAGCGGAAGCTGCGTGCCCAGTTGAGGGCGCTCGGTCATAAGGGCGGGGCTAAGTCTGCATCGTAAGGAGTAGTGCGATGGATCGCAGGCAAGCTATCAAAGTAGCGCTTCAGGCCATGGATAAATGGCTTGATCCGAGGTACGGGTGGCGGTTCGCCATCGAAGAGCGTACCGTAGACTACCTTGGGTTGTGTGACTTCGACCGGGGTATTATCTACATCACGGGTTGGTATATCGACTTGAACAGTGAAGTCGATGTGACCGACACTATCTTACACGAGATCGCACACGCCCTTGCCGGCTACGACGCCGGGCATGGACCTGTGTGGCAAACCATGTGCCGACGAGTCGGGGCTAACCCGCACATTTCGGCGGACCGACGACGCATCAACCGCATGATGCAGTTCTGGGCGGCGACCTGCGACATCTGCGAACAGGAGAGATGCCTAACTCGTAAACCTACACGACACGACGTTTGCTCGTGCTGTGAAGACGCACCCCCACTCAGGTTTCAGCGGCAGCCCGATTTAGTAATTCGGGCCGCGGCGAAGATGCCCAACAAGCACACACGCAAAGGATGAGACGCAATGAGCAATAAAAGCAAAGCACGGAAGGCAATCAAGAAGGCTAAGCCCAAGCTACCGACCACTCGTCAAGTAGGTGACCGGGTTGAACGTGACTTCAACGGGACTAAGCTCATCGGTCGAGTAACCATGATCGGTGAGGGAGGCGAGGTTGCGGTCGAGTTTGACCACGGTGATGAGATCACCTGCCACCTTGACGACCTCAGTGACCCGTCCGAAGACTATTCCATCGAAGCGTCAACCCCTGTTCATGCCGATCAACCCGGGTTCAATCAATACGCCATCGAATGGGTTGACGCCCAGGGTGAGAAGCTGGTCTTCGGTAAGCCCCACAACGATCCACCGGAACGGGCTATTAGGTTCAGAGCGCAGGCTGACGGGGTCAAGTTCTACGGTCAGTGGCGGATTACCCGAACATCAGACGGTGCTACGGCGTGGTGTATCGACATCTACGCTAACTACAATGGTCAACCCTACACGATGTCTCCGCTTGTCTACTATGACCGTGACCCCCGCATACCGGCCGAGTCTGAAGAGATGACAGAGGGTGGTGAAGCGAGTACAACTCGATACGCGGGGATGAGGGACCTGAACGGTGACATCTGCATGGCCATCAACAAGTTCCTTCATTTCCACCTGTCGGGTAATGTGCAGACGATTGATGACCTGAGGAATCGGGCTAACCACCCTGTCATCGCCTTCGAGTCGTTCGACGCCATTCGTAGCTGCATCCTGCAGCTCACTGACCTCTATAATAAATCGCTTCGTTCTGGTGGGTATCGCACCTGCGAGATCAAAGGGGATACACCTGAGTCAGTACCCGTCTTGTTCACCTGCAACCTAACTGGTCAAGTTAGGCGAGCGATTGAGGGCGAGGTCAGAATCCCCCCGGCGCCCGAGCCACCCGCAGAGATGATCGAGAACTCGGGGGTCATCGTTACCCCGGGTAAGGTGGTTATTGCCAAACCCGGTCGACCGAAGAGGACGGGGGTCCCTGACCCGACGGGTAATGCTAAAGAGCTTATCGATCAGTTGAAGGCGATCCAAGCGAAGCCGTCAAAAGACCGTACACCCGATGAGGTCTCGTACGCTAAAAAGCTACGGGCCGCCCTCCGTAAGGTGGGTCACCACGGGGGGACGCGGGCCGCTTGATCAAGTACGGACTAGGCTACACCGAAGCGCCCTCGGTCGCGTTGACACGCAGCGCACACGAGGGCGCTTTTCTAGACGCTGGGGTCGTCCCACAACGATTCCTAAAGAGCGGACGAGACACGCGTCACGCACGCATCGGACGACGCGGGGGCGAATCTGCTGGCGCCCTGCGTCGATCGTGACGCGTTTCGGGGTATTAGAACGTGTAATCGTACATCGCAACAACCGCTGCTCTTACGCTCGATTCCCGTAACTAGAGCCCGAAGTTGGTGAAAGCACGGAGGGTGTAGGGGTCGGGAGCCCTAGGCGTAATTTTCGAAGTGGGCGCCGTAATCGGCGTACGAGAACCCATAGTTGGATTCAAGCTCGGTGGCGGCGTCATCCAGCAGTCCAGACAGGTCCCCCAGTTCCGGGCCGCCCCCGGGCCCGCCGTAGGTGAGCAGGTTGGTTACCACAGGCCGGTCGTCACCCGGTAGGGGCCACAGGGCCCGCTTGCCACCGGAGTCGCCCCCGATGGCCTGTTCGTAAAACGCTTTTAGCTCCGGGTCGGTGGGGATGGCCCACCACGCGATGCCCCCCAGGCTTTGGAGGAGCCCCACCAAGCCCTTCTTCTCCTGGTCGCCCCCGAACCCGGGCAGCCAGTAAGACCCAATCGAGGGGAAGTAATCTTCGATATCGTCGGGGGCCACCAAGCAGGGCTTGATCGCCGCCGCAGGGATGGGTTCGATGCGGTGGACTACCACGTCCGTATCGAACCAGTCCTGGGAGTTGGGGGGACCGATGCCCACCTTGCCCAGCGACGGCCGGTAGTAGTAGTCCCCGGTCACCAGGGACCGGAACAGGAAATTGTTCCGGTCGTAGTGCTCGGCGGTAATCACCAGGTCGGGGGCTACGAGGGTGCCGTTGGGCCGGTTGAGGGACATGCAGTCCATTCGGACGCCGGCCCGCAGGAGCCAGTTCTGGGGATTCCAGGTGCCGGCCGTGTTGAGGATCAGGTCGGTCAGCAGGGGCTTGGCCACGTCCGGGTTCAAGCCCGCCACGGCCGCCCGCAACTGGTCCGCACTCCACTTAGCGGCCGAACCCTCCTCCCAATCAACGAATGAAGTGGCGGCCACCCCCTCCACCCGCTCCACCGACACCCGAGTGGCCAGGGACAGCCACTTCGTATGCGCCGTCACCCCAGTGGTGCCGTTGGCCACCCACGAGCAGCGGCCGTCTGCGTCGATGGTGAGGATGCCTTCGTCCTGAACGTACCACGCCAGCAGGGAAAACACGTTGGCGGAACTGGCGTTGCGGATGATTACGTCGGCCTCCCGCAGCACCGTGGCCGACGTATGGATATCGACGATGGCGTCCCGGTCCGTGGTCCGTTCTTGGGAGGCGCTCTCTACCACCGTTTCCCGGGTAACAACCTGCAACCCAAAATTGACATCGTCCGGGGTGGGGCCCCGGAGCAGGGGACCTGTGGCACCGCCTTGTAGGGTGGTCATGGTTTCTCCGTTTGCCGCTAGTAGTCCACGTCTTCCCAGAACGGCTCGCCACCGAAGTCGATGGCGAAGGTGGAGTTGTTGATGTAGCTGAACCCGTCCGCGTTGGTGACGTTCGTCCCCAGGTTGCGGTTCCCGATCACGTTGTGGAAGTAGACCGTGACAGCGCCGGCGGCGAAGAACCCTGCCGAGGTCACGCAGTTGATCATCCGGCAGACGCCCTCGTTGTGGGACACCCGCACCGAGGTGTCGCTGTCCAGCCCGCCGATCCGGGAGTTGCGGGCGAAGAACGTCACCCGCCCGTTGGACCCGGTGTCGAGCGCCACGTAGGAGTTGTGTGCCGAGAAGTCGAACCGCACGTTGGCGTTGATGCGAACCGTCGCGCTGTAGGTGTCCCGGAACGTGGCGGAGCCGATGCCCCGGGTGCCGGGCCGGATTTCTGCGTTGGAGCACCGCGTGAGGGTCTGCCGCCAGGTCACGTTCGAGCTCCCCTCGCTGGCCAGCTCGAACACGGGCTCCAGGCCGCCAAGGTGGCACCGGTCGAAGATGACCTTGGCAGCGCAGAACACCCCCAGGTCGGTCATCCGCGACCGGTCCTCCCCCACCAGGCCCCGGGAGCTGGCGAACTCGGCGTCGTGCTGGATGCCTCGGACCATCATGAACAGCCGGAGGCTCGTCTCGGTGTCCTCGTCGTCCGCCCGCCCGATCTGAATGGCAGCCTGCTCGTTGGGGGTGCCGGTGAAGATCACCGCGCCGGTGGAGTCCACCTCCAGGGCGGCGAGACCCGGCAACTGCACCCGCGGGTAGGTCGGGACCGACGTCCCGATGAACAGGGCCAACCCCTTGCCCGACGCGCCCCACAGAACCTGGAGGGGGGTGGAGCAGTCCACCACCATCCCCGGCGCAAGGTAGATGTGAACCAGGGTCGCCCCCGCGATCCGGGCCGCGTCCAGCTCCGCTTGGATGGCATCGCGGTTGGCGGACGAGCTGCCCTGGTCGCGGACGTAAGCGGCGTATACGTTGCCCCACGACCCGGCCGGGGAACCGCCCGCCAACTTGTCGATGGTGCGGAGGCTGGCCGGGTCCCCCTCCAGACCGTTGAAGAACCCGACCTTGTTGTCGTACCAGAACGGCTCCCCCTCGTACCCCTTCTGTGTGTGGGCGTTCTCGGGGGCGACGACCGTGGGCTTGATCCGCAACGGCCCGGCCACCCCGTCCCGGGCGGCGACCAGCTCCGCCCACACCTCCGGGGACTCACCCGACCCAGCGTCCACCAAATAGAATACGGCCCCGGTCTCCGTGTTGATGTGGCGAGTGCCCACGGGGTGCCCGGTGTCCGTCGTCGGGTCCGTTTCACTGACCACGACCTTGCGGAAGTTGGGGAGTTCCCCCTCTTCGTCCAACACAGCGGGACCGCCCGGTTGATTGGCTTGGTCAAGTAGACGGATCCCCACAATTTCATCATAATTGAAAGGTACCCGACGGACCGTATTGGTGGACGGGTCGTGGACGTCAAGGTATACAGTCTTAGTAGACATAGTCATAAAATGCTCCCTTCTTATATGGATGTCAGCGCAGACGGCCACCCCCGCCCAACATACCCCGATACCTGGTAGACGACTACCTTGATCGGGTCGCCGGGGGTAAACCCATCGTCGGCCTGCATGTCTGCCGTGTAGAAAGCGGTATTACCGTCTGCTTGAGTCTTGATCGTTCGTAACACGCCAGTCTCTGCGTTATCGTAGACGTCAATCTCAAACCTATCGAGAGTCAGCAAAGGCTCCTGGGGCCAACTAAACGGGCGGGCGACGATTCGGCTGTACGGCTCCCAGGTGATGGTAAGGTTGTTGTCAACATCCCGACTACCTTGAACGTTACGTGGGCCGAACGGCTCTAGCGTACCACCGTGGGGCTGAAAACCTATGCTCGGATAATTGTCGGGATTGGCACCAAACGGTACAATCTTAGCATACCTCGGGACGAACAGACCCCCGAACCCAATATGTCGCCATTGAACGGCATTGTCGAACAGTACAAACACCTCACCCGAAGCGTGAGTATCAGTCGCCCATTCAGTGCCTCTCAACCCCCGCGCCAGGTTACTAAGTTGGTAGGTGAGGCTACCATCTGCATTGACACTGGTCAAGGCCGCTGTGCGGAAGCCGATTACCTCATTCCCCAACAGGGCCCAATTGTTACCGCCGAGGACGCTGTTTATGTTTCTCGTCTGTAATGTCCCGTTGAGGATGGTGACTTGAACTGACGAGCTCGTGTCCCAGGTCGACACGGTCGTGGCGTCGGGGAGCACTGAGTTGGCTTCACCCAACACCGCCTCGGCTGATGTTTGCCCCCACAGCTCCCAGCTAACGTTGTCCCAACTGATGTATAGTGAGGCACCGGTGTACGGCTCATCCGGCTCTTCGTTACAGGCAGCCCAATAGAAGCCAGCCTCATCGGTATGAGTATCAAGTATGGCTGGTATGTCCAGTACCACCGATTTGAGGGGGCTGGTCAGACTGCCCCCTTCTGTGGGTGGGTCCTCGCTGTCATCACCAGCCGAATCGGTGTCGGCAGTGGCCGAATCGTACACCACCCCCTCAATCTCGATGGCCCCGTTGACACCCCTCGTAATTCGCTCAACCCAGATGGTATACCCTTCGCCCTCATGGTTGAGGTTGAGTACGTCACCTTCTTCTAGGTATTGATAATCAGGCGGGAGGGTTACGGTAACTGACCGACGTTCTGACCGAGCTTGGTATAGTAACCGTCGTGCTAGTCTATAGGCTAGCGTGTCTGGCATTACCAAGGGTATGTCGATCTCCTCATCATGGCTCTGGGGCGCTCCCGGCATGACGTAGCTCTTAGCGGCAGCGAGCCACTTCTGCCCATTACTATAATACTTGACCGTAAGCGAGGTCGGTAACTCTCGATCCCGTACGTCGTGAAACTCAACCGGCTCACCCTCGGTTGTGAACTCCTCAAAGCAGCCCACGTGGTCATCGGGGATGCTGATTACTTCTTCTTGGCCCCGATGGTAGAAGATAGCTCGGCCGCCCGACTCCCGATAGCCCAAGTCAAACGTTGCCATCAAGGGTTGGAGAGCCCTTGCTGTGTCCTGTTGCCCGGGCACGTTGTAGCCGTGGACTAGCCCAACTACACGACTCACATCGTACTGCTCTGATGTCAGGCCGGCTCGCTCACACAAGACTGCAATAATGTCGGCGAGGTCGCCCCTCACCTGAGCCTCAATCAGGGCATTGAAGCTAGGTAACCGATTCCCGAAGTGGCCCAGCTCGAGCCCTTCAATTACGGTGTAGCACCAACCACGGTAGGCCGAGACGTTACCGATGCCCTCAAACTCTTCGATGAGCGGGTCAGGTTCTTGATCGGGAGTACCCAAGTAGTGACGAATGGCTCGGCACTTGAATGCTCTACCGCTCTCGTTGAAGATACCTTTGCTATCACCCCACACCCGTCGAACCGCTTGCATGGCGCCCGTATGTTCAGTCGCACACCACGCGATGGCTACGTGTGTCGAATACTTGGTAGTCGACACGGTAGAGCCGCCTCCCGAGCCACCGCCGACATCCGAACTTTCACTCGACTTCTCGAGGTACATCTTACCCGTGTCAGGATCCTTTGGTACCCAGATCAGATGCCCGGGTACACGGACCGCGTGGCCGAAGCACATATTAGCAGGCGCCCCGTCAGTCGTAGTGCTCGGCATTACGTCGGGGATTTGGTGTTGGGGCGACTGTGACCTACCACCGAACAGAGGGATCAAATAGGCTTGATCTAGGTAGGACCCGACAATGGATAGACCCCCACCCAAGAGGATACCGCCGAGCGTACCCCCACCACCTCCGATTGCCGTACCAGCCGCTGCTAGTGCTAGCGTAGCCATGGATTACCTCAAGAACTTATGGCCGTCGGCGCAACCACAGCCACCCTGGGTCACTGCCGCCTTAGCCGCCTCGGGGTCGAAATCACCTAACATCTCGTACTCTCTGACAGCGGGGAAGTCGTAGTATGCTACTACTCTCGATTTCCACCGGTCATCAAAGGTGGTCTCAACCACCTCACCCGTCCGGTCGCCCCTCATCACTGAGTGGATGATACCTCGGTCGGTCCTGATCGCCACATGCTGCGCTGACTTCATTAGTCGCATAAGCATGACACAACCGAGGTTCGGCTTGTGGACTCGAGCTAGGTGCTGGTTCAACCCCCGCTCGAGCCGACCGTCTTCGACCTGCAGCTCGTAGTCTGTGAAGTCGGGGAACTTATGGCCCGTATCCCAGCCCACCACCAGGACCAAGCCTAAGCAGTCTAACCCTCCCTTATTACCAGTTGAGGGGTCTGGCCTAACCCTACCCTGGTGATGATAAGGTACACCCAAGTATTTCCTGGCCGCCGCGATAATGCCACAACGCTTCATGCCCGTGGTCCTTCAAAGGCTCGATGGGCGCCCGGCGCATATTGTGTACCCCCGTAGTTCTTTAGATTCCCGAACTTGTCGTTACAAGTTTGCCAGGTGTGATCACATCCCGGCTTCACTGTACCGGTGTCACCCACCTCAATATCATACGGTGTCTTTAGCTCAAATTGAATCATACCGTTAGAGGCGGTCGAACGTTTGATCGGAGTAGTAAGACCAGCATTACTCCCGGTCAACCACTCAACGTGACCATGAGCGAAGTAGTTATCTTCGGCCGAGGTCCGGTCCGTGTATATCCGTGACCGCTGAATAACAATGTTGGTCACCGTGAGGGATTGAGCCAGCGAGGCCAGGTCGACTTTGCACCCCGATCGAGTCGGGTCGCCAAAAGCTTCACCTAAGTCATAGCGACAAGTGGGGTTCATCAGATCGCCCACTCTAACACTGAGGTGGATTGAGAGGCCCCGGGCGTCAGCTCGCCACGTATCACGATTGAAGTGAGTATCCTTCAAGTAGTAAACGCTCGAGTTGAACTTGCCCGCCCACGGATACCTCCAGTCAACTTGGAACTCCTCAACCTTGGCGCTGTCGTACCGACCCCCGCGGAGGTCCTCATGGGTAATCAAGTCACTGGTAATCCCGTTGAGGTCAAGATTGTTAGGGGCTGTGTAACCTGCCTCTCGCTCCTTAGCGGTCGCGTTCAAGCCCCCCGCTGCGTAGAATGTCTGTGAAACCATGTCCTCATCGGGGATCACGAGCAGTCCGTTATGGTCGGTCAATCGGATAACCTCACCATCGAGCCGAGTAATCTCCCAGCACGTAGCCAGCCGAGTGATCTCACTCGACAGCAAAGCCTTAGCTGAAGCGGTAATCGCGTACATCAGGTCCAATGCTCCGCAATAATCGCAGCCACAACTGCGTCGATTGTTGCTTGGTCGGCGCTATCATCATTCCCGGTGTCGACCGATACAGTGTCGCCCCCGTCCCAGCTGATTCCGCCTGAGCCCGTTTCGACCAGGTTATCGGTTGCCTCGATGACACTACCCCCGCCCTTACTGGCTATGCCCTCAGGGCCTCGCACTGACGAGTCAGCGTCATAGACCACATTGTTATCCAGCGTCATCAGCGTGACCCCATCCTGCGTACCGATGTGGATACCCCAACCACACCGACGGACGATGTTATCCCGGAACACCGTCGACCGACGAGACGTCCAGATACCGGTTGGTTGGTCCTCGATGATGCAGCCCTCAATCCCTCCCGTCCTCGACACGGCATTGAAGATCAGAGTACCACCCCCCGACCGTAGCTGGATGCCGTCTGCGTCGTTGTGGTGGATATGGCATCTAAAGAACAGGACGCCCTCGTTGTTGGACTTGACGTAGGCTCCATGGTTGAACGTCTGGCCGTTGGTCCAACCTGGGATCTCAGACACCCCGTTGTACGACATCTCGCAGTACTGGACGACAACTTGTGTCAGGTTCCAGAAGTACATGCCCTGCCCAGAATAGGACCACGCCACGTGGTAATTGTGGTGCGAGTGGCAGTGTGAGATCAGTATGTTTGAGGCCCCGTCTACTGAATCAAGCACTAACCCATTCTTGAACCGGCTCAAATTGATGTCGATGAAAGTCCAGTTGCTGCCCGCCCCTCTGAAGTTGAAAGCGTCGCCCCCGTTGCGGGCCTCGTGCATGCTAAAGCGGCTGTCCCCGTAGGTCCGAGGTGGGCAGGTCAACGTAAACCCCCCGAACCAAAGGTCATTTCGGGTCGACCCGTCAGCCACCCTGAAGCCCCCCGTAGAACATTCGATGACGGTCAGGCCACTCCCCGCCCCCTTGATAGCAATCTGGTTTTTCTTGGCAGTAGCACTGTTGCTGCCCATCTGCCAGGTCCCCTCGTGCACGTTTAGCCACTCACCTGGCTGAAGAGCTTCATACTGTTCCAGAATAGTCTTGTTCAAGTCGAAGGGGACCTCCGTCGTCGCCCAAGCGGGCAAAGTCAAATCCGCAGGCGAAGCCGGAGGGTACGGCGTGTCGTCGGGTTCACTCACTGATCCCTGCGATAGTCTGACAAACGCAGCGGGCGTGGTCGTCAGTTCATCCTTGACGGCTTGGTCAGCATACCACAACAAGAATAGGCCCACCGGATTCTCGTACGTGCGAACCCAGTAGATCTTACCACCAAATGCGGTTGTTCCCCCCGAAGCGTGCGGCTCAGCCGCGATGGCCCAGAAGTGGTCGGGTAGATCAGAGAATGACCGGTGCCACCACATCGCGCTTTCGGTGATGGTAGACTTGTCAATCAGTTCTAGCACACCCCCGCCGAACGTATATCCGTTACCGTCAATTTGGTATGCGTCGGCCCGAGCGTACGCTGACCCGTCCCAAGTTATTTCGTAGGGAACCGTAGCCCCATCGACCGTCGTGTTGAATGAGGTCGACTCCCCGATAGTCAAGAGGTCGATCGTATAGGTTGTAGCCAGCGGGGGGACGCCCGGGAACACACTGGGCGGACCCTCGTCTTCAGAGGGGGTGCAGATCTGAAGCTCGAACCGTACGCCAGGACCCCCGTTGTCCTCGTAGGGGTCGTCCTCAAAGGTCAGGGTGATGTCGCCCCCGCCGTGGTCGAACGAGACGAAGTCTCCCGCATTAGCCGCTTCAACCTCAGCAACAGTAGGATACTCATCCCAGCTGCCTGGTGCTTCCACCTCACCCCCGTTGAACTGCACCGTGAAGTGAGGTTTTGACTCCTCCCGGACACGGTAACCACCCAGCGGCTCATTCCCGTACTGCATGGCCCCGCCCGCGTACACTACGCGATAAGTACCCGCTGGAAACCACCCCCATGTAGTGGTAGAAGGCCCAGTAACCACGGGGGATAGTTGCCCCAACCCCTCACAGGTGAGTTCACCTGAGCAAGAGTTACATGCTTCACCTGGTGTAAAATCCCCGATCGCTATGGTAGGGTGGCTATTTTGAGCGTAGGTCTTGGTAACCTGGTAGCAAACACCATCACTGTGGCGCAATAAAACGGGAACCTCATTTACACCAGGCGATAGGGCTTCAGTTGTGTATAGAGTAGCCATTATTACGCACTCGGGTCAATAAGAGTGATGGTCTTGGGGAACATCGGGTACGTGGTGTAATCAAACACCTCGGTCCCGAAGTAATCGAATTTAGTGACCGCCGCCAGTTGGTACGTGCCGATCGGGGTGTTGTTGCCGATGTCCGAATCATCCCCGTACAGCTTGACAAAGTAGTACCACCGGTCGAACAGGCCGGAGACGGATCCGGGGTAGTGGCCCCGGTACTGGAACCACCAGAACCGGTCGGGGCGTTCCCCGATCCGGTGTGCGAAGTCCTGGTACATCCCGTCCGGGGTCATCTTCACCGGGAAGTAGTGGACCCGGTCTTTGAGGTAGGTATTCTCCCACACCCCCCGCTCCAGGGCCGGCTCTTCGAGCATGGTCTGGTTGAAGATGTACTCTTCGTACTTGTCGTAGAACGGCCACACGTGCTCGTGGATGACTTGGACGTCGCCCCCCGTCTCCTCGGGGGAGGGGTACCCGTAGTATTCCCGATCCCGGCACGCGACGTACCCCACCCACCCGAAGTCCACCGACTGACCCCAGCGGTCTTCGATCTGGTCGAAGATGTACCCGTTCTGGAGGCTCCAGTAATGGCCCCTGCCACCCTGGTAGTGGAAGATGAGCGTCGGGGTGGTCCCGGGGCCCTCGGCGTCGTTCGGGTCCAGGTCGCCGTTGACGTTGTTGCCCGGCCCGAGGTCCACTTCCCAAGCATCGATGTGAATAACACCCGGCAGGACATGTCCTGTGTCGGTGACAGGATCTCCACCGTACTCCGGTACCGCAGGCGGACCGTCGGTGGTCCCGATCTGTCCCTGGCAGAACATCAGGTCTGGCCCCGGAGGTGGGGGTGGCGGTGGTTCAACATCCGGCTTGCACGGGTCAAGCCTAAACATGGGTGTCAGCGGTGTCGGCGGGAACGTGGGCGGAGGTCCGACGACGATTGGCGGATCGCCGCCATCATCAGTCGGGAGGACTACATCCTCATAGGCCGTGCAGCATTCCTCCTCACTTGATCTAGTGACCGACCAGTCTACACCAGGGTAACCCTGAATCTGCACTGTCTTACCAACTTTGGTTGATAACCAGGCTGACCGACTCCACTTGGGCGAACTGGGGTCACTCGAAGTAAGTTTATAGCATGTCACACCACACGCCACACCCGGGTCTACGATGGTGTCGCAGTCGATGGTCTCATCGCCCGTGCCCTTCAAGACAAGCCGAGTTATGTCTGCCGTTCGCTGGAGCATACTCCAGGTTCGCTGTAAGGTCTCACAGTCGAACGTCACAAAGAGTAACCCAACATTACCAGACGACAGCGTGAAGGTAGTGGGCTGCTCCTCACCGAAAGCTGTCTTGACACCCAGGTCACCCGAATCTGCGAAAAGGATGTAATGCGGACCGCCCGCCGGAAGCTTGTTAGCATCAGGGAGTGACACGTAACCTGGGTTGACCGCAAACTCCCACATCCGAAACTTCCGCAGCAACTGAAACGGGTTAGCATCAGTCGACTCAACAGCCCCACCCATGAACCGGTCAAGTGTGATCATAACTACATCATCCTCCACACTTTGCTGGCGCTCAGGACGAGGACCGCACCGCTGCCTGCGGTAATAGATTGACTCAAGCCCGAGCCACTGAGGGTAAATGAGTTGGGGCCGTCGTTCTCGACAAAGAAGTACGGGCCACCACTAGGGAGGTTAGTAGGATCGGGTAAGAACACGGTTAGGCCGGACGTATTAGCTTTGATCCGGTAATGTCGAGCGGCCAACGATAATGTGTAGCTGGCCTCTATGCAGAGAGCTAAGCTCCCCCCAAAATTGAAATCATCGGGTGAGGCATTCTCGTCGAGCGTCTCAACTACGATGATCGAGGGTATCTCACCGTTGTCCCAGGCATCAATGCTGGCCTTCAGCCCCGCTTCATCCACGCTGGCATCGAACCGGCAAGGTACGTCAAACTCGCAACCACCGGTAATGTCATTACCGGCTTGAGATGAAGTGAATGTGACGATACCCGTTTCGGTATTGACTGTCCAGCCCGAAACAGACTCGACCCCGTTGACCCCAATCTTTACTGTGCCCGACACAGGTTTGGTAATTTTCCTCACCTGGACATGCGTGTCGTCCCCGTACCGCTTCACTAGCTGAAACTGCGTGTTACTTAGCTGGACGAGGTCTTCGTCATCAAACGCGGGCCCGGGTCCACCCACCTCGGTGGCGCGACCGTCACGAAGACTGTCAGCACCCCACCCCGTCGTGCAGTCCATAAAGTCTTTATACCGGAACGAGTGAAGAGCACCTGTTCGTGCTTGAAAGAAGTCGAGGACTCGGTAGAGATCCTTCAGTGCCTTGATACCATACGCCACGTCGTAATAACCGCGGCTCTGGCTCCGTCTTGCAACCCGTTTCTCGTGGCCCGACTCCAGGCTGTGGATATGCACCTTGAAGCTGGGTCCACCCTGGGACCCGTAGCTGATGTCATCGGGGAATCGAACGTTATGGAAGGCCATTTTTACTTCCTCATGAGCCGCTTGACCCGACCCATCACCTGGTGAGAGGATCGGCTGAACGAGTTAGCATCGGGGGTTACCACCTTCATGTTGACCACCGACGGGCGGGTGGGGGTGTCAATCTGGGCCTTGACACCCAGCTGTCCGCCGATCCGATGCAGGGGCATGATCGCTTCGCCCGGCTTACGCTCACCCATTATGCCGAAGTCACCATTGGCCATGGGGAATGGAGTTGCCCCGTCAACCACGGTACCCGAGGCGAACGGAATAACCCGACCCGAACTGATGGCAGCTCCGTCACCGAACATCCCCAAGAATCCACCCTGCTGGATACCCTGGAACAAGTTGCTTGTGATGAAGTCAGAAATAGGCTTAGCGATAGTCTGCTGAAGCACCATGCGTCGAATGTCGAGCAAAAGGTCCTCAAGAGCACTACCGATGTCGTCGAAGGACTCGGCGACTCGCACCGCCGCGTCCCCAAAGGCATCACCCATTTCGCGAGCGAACTCCTGAGCCTCCTCAAGCTGAGCAATACGCTTGATCTTAGCCTCGTACTGATCAAGCGCCTCGATGGCCTTGGTAATACCGGGAACTTGCTCTTCGACTACCTCTCCGAGCTTGACTTGGTCACGGAACCGTTCAAACTCATCGATGGAAATTCCGATAGATCGGGCAAGAAGTTCCTGATAGCGGGTTAGCTTCTCAGACCGCTCACGGATCTCATCATCAATAATACCAACCAGCCTCATCTCATTCTCGAGCTCCTTGTCGAGAGTACGAAGCTGAGCACGGGCTTTAGCCGCGTCGAGTCGGTCGAGGGCTTCGACAAACTTGTTGACCGCGGCAGCGGCCTCATCGGTCCCCTCACCGAACCGCTGGTTGGCCAACCTCATAAAGCGAAGCTGGGCATGAGCCCGTTCACCCGCGTCTTCAAACTTCTCGAGGGCCTCAATCTCAAACTCGATGGCCTTGAACATCTCGTCCATCTGCCGGCTGAGGTCGTTGAACTCATTCAGTTCGTCGCGGAGCGCTGAAAGGTCCCCCGTGATTTCCTCGATCTTGTCTGACGTTCCCCCTTCCCCAACGTTGGAAACATTTTGGGACGCCTCCTCGGCTGCGCCTGACAGTCCCTGAAATTGTCGTGTCGCGTCATCGACAATAGCACCGACGCGATCGATAGCAGAGGTACCGTTCTCACCCAGGTTATCGAAGACCGCGTCCCAGAAGTTCTGCTCCTCCTTACCACTCGCTTCACGCTTACGCTGGGCTACCTCCCAGTCTAGGTTGATCTGCTGTAGTGTATGCTGGTAAGCAGCCTCGATCTCTTTGAGTTGCTCTTGCTCCTTTCGCCCGATGCGTTCTAGTGCCGTCAAGAAATCCTCACGCTCGGGCGGTGGTAGTTTGAGACTCTGGCCAAATTCTCGCAGGGATTCCCCACCCAGGGTGAATTGAAACTTCTCGGGTAGCTTGGCTACAAGGTCCTCAAGAACGCCCAGCCCATCGGCCGTCTTGATCATCCAGTCCCCGATGAACTTACTGATGTTATCAAAGACCGCAAACCAGATAGACTTGATGGCCTCCCCTGCTATCTCCGCCCCGCCCTTGGCCAGTACCCAAGCCTCCTGGAACTTTTTGATCAGCCAGGCCATCGTCCTCTGAACCTCGATGCTCTGCTCGTAGATAGTCTCACCGATCGAGAATCCCGCCAGAGCCAACCCCGAGGCAGCAGCCACCATACCCAGCGCACTAGTCAAGCCGATGACTGCGGGAATGGCTTTACCAGTAAAGCTGGTGGCAAGGAACAAGGCGCCCGCTCCCCAGCCGTAGAGCATAGACCCCACCTTGAGTGCCAACAAAGTGCCGAGTACTTTACCAAGGAGATCAATCGACTCAGCCAGCATCAAGGCACGCTCAGTGACCTTCTCACCCTCAAGCGACATCCCGGACAGGTACTTGATACCCACACCCAAGTCGTATGTAAAGTCGGCCAGGGCATTGTTCGACTCAAACCACCTAAGTGTCAGGGCCTTGATGATATTGCCCAGTGTCCGCAGCCGACCACCGAGAGTAGTCGCTGCTCGATCGAACTCCTTGTTGAGGGCGACATTAGCTTCCCACTCCTTGCGACCTAGTCTGAGGGCGTGGTTGACAATATCCACTCGATTAGCCAAGGTGGGGATCGTACGAAGTACTTCTTCACCGCCCACCCCAATTTGATCAAGCACAATCGCCGCGTTACCCCCCTGGTCGATGAACTTATCAAGCGAAGCCAGAAAGATGGAGAAGCCTTCGATGGCGTTCTTATCCCAAGCCTTCGCAAACTCTTCGGCCGGCATTTGAACCAGCTTACCGATCATCTGAAAGGCTTTACCCCGCTGAGCTAGCTGTTGCTCGATCGACCGCATCGTCCGACCGACTGCGGATGAAGCGAGTTCGGGGCGGACATCCATGGCGGCGAGTGCGGTGGCGAGTGCGGTCACCTCGGCGACGGCCGGCTTGAACGTACTCAAGCTTGACGCTAGCTTCGAGGTAACGTGAGCGATCTCCGACTCGGTGGCAGCGAAGTTGTTACCCAATTCCACGAAGACTGAGGCCAACCGATCAACCTGGTCGATGGGAGTATCCGTGATGTTCAGGATGCGGGCGAGGACCATCGAAGCCTCAGCGCCCCGAAGATTTGTAGCGGTGCCCATCTTGGCTACAGTCTCAGCGAACTTGAGCAGGTTGTCACGGCCCCGGACGCCCAGCTGACCGGCGGCTTCTGCCAATTCAAGGAGTTCCTTGGTGGCGATAGGCATCCGGGTCGAAAGGTTGATGATATCGTGGCCGAACCGATTCAGCTCGGCCACCGCAAGATCAGACGTCTTACCGACTGCGGCTAAGCCTTGCTCGAAGTCGATTAGCCCCTTGGCGGTAGCTTGTGCGGTCCTAAAGCTAAGGTAGCCTGCAACCAAGCCGCCGAGGGCTCTTCTCAAGCCCGCGGCGGAAACTGCGGCCTCATCGGACTGCCGTCGCCAAAACCCGACCTGTTGCCCAGAAGTCTTTGCCGCTGAGCCGGCCTGGGAGAACGCCGCACTAGCTTGCTTCGCGCCCGCGGTTGCGCCTTGGGCGTTGATGCCGATGCTGACTAGCCTTTGAAGCAGGGCCATTGCGTCGTCCCTTCTTACCCGCTTCTCGCTCTGCCTCGGTCCGTTGCCGCATGTGGTTCACCCACTTTGAGTCGAGGCACAGGATCATGCGGTACACAAATAACCTCTCGTCGAGGTCGTAAATCTCATGTAGGTCCATCCAAGCCACAATGGCTTCGAGTGGGATGGCCTGGTAGCTCCAGCCCGAAGGTCGAAAGTGACACAGCTCCTGAAACGCTTGCCAAACTAGCTCAAGGTCATCGAACAGTTCGGGTCGGTTGTCAAGTGCGGGTACTCTTCGACCTCGTTTCTTCCGCTTCTCGAGCAGTCGGGCGATCTTAGGGTCCCGTCCCCAAGTTAGCGTCCACTCGAGAACGCTTACGAGTTTCCCTTGGAGTCATCCTCCAAGTCGACGGTATAAGCCTGTCCGTCGTTGGCGAACGAGAACACAAACTCATAAAGGTCCTTGAACCGTGGATCACGCAGCAGCTCAAGAGCCTTTGCTTCACTGTACGGGATGGGGACAGGGTTACCGTCAGGTCCCTCGTCTTCGAGGTTCTTCCAATCGAGCAAGATGCACCGGGCTACCGCAGGTGCTAATAGCTGCTTAGCTTCTCGCTCAGACAGCTCACCCTTGCGACGCTCCTTGCGAACCTGCCGGAGCAGCTTACGGGACATCGACTCCCACTGCGGATTGCCGATGCGTGCCACCAGCAGTTCCAGGTCGGTGCCGGGGTATGTCGTCCAGACACCCCGCTCTTCCTTCTGGAGGTCGGTTGCGATTACCTTGAGTAGTGCCATAACGATTTCCTTTCGTGGTTACTGACGCAGGGGACGCAGCGCGATTCTACGCGTGGGTTATGCCGCCGGGAAGCGGACGATACGGACGGTGACGTTCTCAGTCGCGTCACGGTAGGGCTCAAATGTGAGCTCTTGCATAACATCGGTGTTGATGCCACCAGCCACCGTCTGGCCCGCCGTGAGCTTGACCTCGGGGAACTCGATGATGTAGCCATTGCCGGCATCATCCTCAAAGCCGAGGGCGAAGTTCGTGGCTTGGTTACCCCGGAATTTTGCCATGGTAGCGTTTGACTCGAAGTAGGCGTTAGCTGTGCCCGTCGGGGTAATACTCCCAGCGCCGATGCTCCGCAGGCCAAGGGTACCGATAACCCGTCGGCCACGCAGGTTATTGTTGATGGTAAACGAGAACTCGGTCAGGTCAGTGGGTTCCGTACCTTCAAGGATGAGGATTACATTATCCACCGCGTTCATAACCGGGTTGGAGTTGGCCGCAGTCGGGGCGCCATCACCCGACGTAGCGGTTTGGCCCGTCTCCGTTTTGCCGAGGGTGGTGAAGCTCACCGTAATGATGCCGTCGGTATTGACGGTCATCGTCATCGACTCGTACATAATGCCGGTGAGTAAGCTGAACACGTTGGTCAGATCAGTAAACTCTTTCTCAAAGGCAAACGAGGTGGCCGTCGTGCCGTTGACGATCTGCTGAGTACCCTTTTTGCACTGTGCCGTCCCGTCGGCTGCGTTTGTAGCCGCGGGAGCGGGGGTCACGGTTAGCTCGTTAGTATCGATCGCTGTGATCTTGTAATACCCGTTATTCTCGGCGTCCTCAGCGTCCTCGATCTTGACCCACATACCAACGGATAGGTTGGTAGCGTCAGCCACAGTGATCGTCCCCGCCATATCGAACGCGGTGGCTGTCGTGCCGGCTTGCGACGATCCCCAAGCCGCAGCGAACAAAACTGCGGCGAGGAAGTCATCATAAGTGCCGTAGCTAAATTCACCGCTGATGTCACCCGCCGCATTCAAATTGACCCGGGTCACGCTGGGCGTCTGGCGGTCCGACCGGATCTCGTTCGAGCGGACGAACGTCTGCTCCAGGTGAAGCGATTCACCGGTATACCGCAGGTCCTTGAACTTCGGAGGGCCCGACGGGACCTCACCGAACGTAGACTCGGCAACGTATCGAAGTGCTACCCGATTGGCTTCGGCTTCCATCTCGATGCTCCTTTACTCGAAGGTGTCCGCGTAAAAGGGACAGGTCACATTGATCTGCCACCACCCACCGGACTGTCCGGGAGTAGAGGGCTTGGGGACGAGGAATTTCACCCTCGTGCCCTCAGACCCGGTGGCTTGCCGGGTCTGAAAACACTGAATGATACGGTTTGCAATCTGCTCGGGCAGCGTCTCACCTCGAGCAATAGGAACCATAACCATTGCGACCAAGTTACCTACTTGACGATAGCGGTTATTACCGGGTCGCCCAAACGACCGCTGGCCCTTGTCGCCAAAGAGTACGTGCATTGACACCCACGGCTGGTCCTCAGGACGGTGAAACGGCATGTTCGGGAACTGCGTAATCACGGGGTCGGCCTCGCCGATAGGCCGTAGGGGGTCGGAGCTATCGGCTTGGCCGGTTGTGATGACCGTGTTGAACCGGTCACGGCAAACCCGAGAGATTTCAAATAGGCTCATATGATGCCTCCCGTGATAATCTCGTGTATGGTAATATCCACCATACCCTGAGGGGACTGAACTGAAAACCCGTCCCTGACCAATACTCGACCTTGTCGGTGAGGTCGACGATCACGACTGGGGCCTGGGTTAGGCGGATCAAATAGGCCTTGGTCAAGTACGAGTATGTACGGCACATTATTGGAGATGTAAACCACCTGAAAGTTTTTCAACCTGTCAAGGTGGGTCAGCTTGGTTAGCTCTTCGCTAAACACCGCATCGGGGGACAAGCCTCGGCCGATATCGTACGAACCCTCACCACTGGGCTCACTGTTAGACTCCACCCCAACGGTAATATGCCAGCCACCGCGAGCAAAGCCGTAATCGACGGGGGTCTTCATGACCAACCGAATGAAGGCCTCAAACGTGATCTTCTTCTGCACCATGACCACATCTTCAAAGGTCATAGTCGAGCAGATCTGGTTTAGCTCACGCTCAAACTTGTCAAGCTGGTCGGTAGTGTAGAAGCGAGTTCGCTGGAACCGCCTAGCCCATTCCGGGTTGTCCCAGTTGAAAGCCATTACCGCCTCAGTTGAAATTCATAAGCACAGGGTACTTCACCCGCACTGTGCGTGCGTACTTCGACGACCTTCCACCTCAACCCGTCGGGGGTCTCCACACTTTCAAACACAGCCTCCGCTGGATTGAACGCGGGGTCCAGCCCTGAAGCTGCGATGATAATAAACGAGTCACCTACGAGGATG